TAGAGACGCGCAACGGCGGGAGGGCCAGCGTGCTATGACAGATCGCGGGCATCTCACGATCTGCGAGCTAGAGTCCGATTGCTGGGTACTATTGCAGCCCATTGACCTGTGGGTCTACCAGCGCGGCGACTGCTGGACCGTGGGCGACCTGGGACCGTTCATATTCGCCGCTGATGGCGACAGCTTCGAGGCGGCGCGTGACGCGTTTTGCCGCAAGCTCATTGACGAGGCAGAGCGTGCCGAGCGACGCGGCGAGACGTTTGACGACTATATTCGGCGCGTGAATAAAAGTAATGCGGCAAGTGGACAAAATTGGCAAAATACGGCTACCGATGAGTAAGGCGTTACACGAAATGTAACTGGATGCACACAAGAGGAGGAGAACGATGTGTAAAGTGCTGTTGGGCGCAGTGTCACAAAGCGGGATCGCGGCGGTGCTGGGATTCTTGCTATCCTGGCTAGTGGAGTGGTATCCCGACTGGGCCACGCTTGCGCCCCGCGTCAAGCGGCTGGTGCTGCTGGCCCTGTGCTGGGCCATCGGCATCGTGCTTGTGGTGGTCAACTGGCGGCTGTGCGGCGAGCCTTTGAGCATCGAGGCGTTTTGGGCTGCGCTCGCCGCTGGGTTCGCGGCGTTCACGGCAAGCCAGGCCGCGCATCTGCGCAAGCTGGAATAGCCTCTCCTGCCATGTGCAGGCAGAGATCGGGGGGCGCTCTGCGTCCCCTGCAACTAGAAGGGGGAAAGGCAAATGACCAGACAGCTACCTGATCCGTCCATTCTGCTCATGCATGGCGACCTGAACGCCATCCAGCCAGACTGGGGCGAGTGCGGCGTGTGGCGCTGGTGGACGTGGGCTTCGCTCAACCCGTCTGACGGCGTGTTTAAATGGGACTTGGTGAACGACTATCTCCGCGCCGCCGACGCGCAAGGCCGCAAGACCGCGCTGTCCGTCCTGGTGCTGCCAGGCGTGGACGAGGCCACCGGCAAGCCAATAGACTCTACGCCAGCCTGGGTGTATGAAAGCGCCGGAGTGCCAGGCGGCTGGCCTGTGCTGGGCGGCTCCGGCACGTTCCCACGCTGGAACGACTACGCTTGGGACGCCGCGCTGCAAAAGTTCATCGCCGCGTTCGGCGCGCGATTCGGCAAAGACACACGCATCCACAGCGTGTGGATCACCTTTGCCAAGTACGGCGAGACGGTCACGGACGGATTGGGGTCTGACCTCCACAACCCAGGACGCTACTTCAGCAACGTGATAAGCTGGTACGACGCTGCGTTCCCCAACACGCCGCTGGCCGCGCTCATCACCGCGCCTACGGACCGCCTCTCGCTCGCCAACATGTGCTGGGAGCGCGGCATCGTGGTCAAGTTCAATGCGCTCGTGCGGGACAGCCCCACGCACGTAAAGCTCCTGCCCACTAAAGGCGAGGGCCACGTCGAGATCGCGCTCAAGTCCCGCGACATGGGCGCGCCCGTGGCCTGGGAGCACTTTTACCCGGCCAACGCGCCCGAAACCTACTGGGCGATCCTCACCTTCCTGGGCCTCGGCGGGACGCTCTTGGACCTTCCCGCTGCGCATCTGGACGCGCTGGCCGATTCGGGCCTGTGGGACTGGGCGCTCGAAGTGATGCAGATGAACCAGGATAGAGTGGGGATGTGGGTAGCGAGAGACACGCAGTACCCGCCTACAGGCAACGGCTGGGAGCATGGCTGGCCTGGGCCGTGGGAGCGCCACGTCACGGTCAACGCCACGTGCTACGCGCCTGGCTCGGATGGCTACAAGGCCGCGCCCATCTCGCTCACCGGCGACATCCACGGTCACGGCGGCATCGGCCACTGCGCCACCGACCTGACCATGACCTGCACGCTGCCCGAAGGCACCTATGATGTCGAGGTGGTCTACGCGCCCGCCGCGACCTGGATGGAGTTCTACCAGACCGCCACGCTGCCCGGCACGATCACCGTCCACAACGGGCCATGCTGGGTGCATAGCGTGGTGGTCACGCCAGCATCGCCTGATCCCGTCGATCCCAACCCCGAACCGCCCGACCTGTCCGACGACGTGGCAAAGCTGGCCGTGCAAGTGGACATGCTTGGGCAGCGCGTACAAGACGCCGACATGGAAGTTGACGCAATGGCGGTAACGGTCGCTGCGCAGGAAGCCCACATCGACGCGCTCTTCACCGACCAGGCCGCCCACGCCGCAAAGCTGGCCGAGCTTGACGCGGCGATGCAGCGCATCGAGCAGCGCACGCTCGCGCTAGAGGGCGCCAAGGCTGCGGCGCTCTCGGCGCTGGAGCAGTTGCGCGAGGCGTTGTTGTAGCCATCCCCCCCGTACCCGCCGTCCTCCCCCTCCGGCGGGATGGGATGTAACCCGTCGCCGTGTAGGTCTCCCTCCCCTACGCGGCGGCGGGGATAGTTGCATCTTAAGAATCGCATATTTCAACTGAACAATATGCCAAAAACCCATTGACATGGTGTACGATATGGTGTATAATAGGGCCACAAGCGACGGACACAATAAGGGGAGGCAAGAGATGAACAGAAGCATCAGCGGGATCACGGTAGCAGTAAGCCACGGCAGCACCTACGTCACAGTGTACTTTGATAACAAGACCGTTGGTTATCGCACATTCGACGGCTACAGCAGAAAGTGGATTACCGCCAAGATGAGCGACGAAGAACTCGCTACTGCCAAAGCGCTTGCAGTAGTGGATGGCAAGTGGCAGAACTGGAAACCCGCACGCTACCCAGTCGAAGACGTGCGAGAGGACATCGCTGATGGCCGCGAGCCTCGCCGGCAGCACTATACTGACGTAGAGCTATAAGCACGCGAGACCCTGGGCGACCAGGGGCGCCAGCAAAACGGGCTGGCCTGATGAGCGAGAGGGAGGGGCGCCGGGTGTACTACAGAATGCAGGAGAAGGGCATCTCGTTCAAAGACATGATGAACTGGGTCTCCACTGACTGGGGAACCGGCGAATCGTGTGGCGAGGGGCTGGCCGCGTGTGATACCCCTGATGCGCTCAAGTGGCTGGCCCGCGAGTGGTACGGACACAATCTCCCGCATGACCAGGAGGTTGTGATTTTCTGGGCGACCCCCATTCGTTACATCGGCGATGGATGGCTGGTGAACCCGTGTTCAGAGTGTGACAGAGTTGACCTGAACGAGTTCATGGAGGGCTACCCATGACCACCCTCGTCACCACCGCCCAGGCCGCCGCGCTCCGTGGCGACGTGACCGACCACACCGTGCGCCGCTGGTGCAGGCTCGGCTGGCTGAAGGCGCGCAAGTACGGCAAGACGTGGCTGGTAGAGAGAAGCGCGGCGCTGGGTTTTGTGCCGCCGTCGGTGGGCCGCAAGCCGTCATAGCCCCGCTTTGTCCACAGGGCTATGCTCGCCGTGGGCGCGCTGGAGCTGCGCCGCCGAAGTGCGATTTGCTTTCTGTGCGGACTTGCGCTATAATAGGAAGCGCAGACAGGTGCCGCGTGCCATCATCATACATCATCGAATACGCCCGCATAGGATAAGGTGCCTGTCTGCAACAAGCATGGCTGTCCTGTGCGGGCGTTTCGTATTCTCGAATCTTGAACTTTTGGCGCTGCGCCGAAATTGGTGGCCCGGGCCTATTGACAAACGGGCCATGCTGTGTATAATAGTATCTAGATGCATATAGTGAATGTGGGAGGGGAGACTATGACGATGGAAGACGGAGACAAGTATCGCGGGTTCGTGCTGACAGCGGAGAACTACCGCAAGGTAGACGAGCTGGCCGAGGCGCTGTACGGCGACATGGCGAAGACGGCTAAGTCGGTGGTGATTAACCGCCTGCTGCGGGTCGCCGAGGTGCGGGACGGCAAGCTGGTCGCAGACGAGCGGCAGGAGGCGACGAGATGACCAACATGGAGCGCAGGCAACTACACGCAGTCATAGGGTTTTTGAAGGGCCAGTACGGCGTCGCCAAGGAACAAGAGGCCGAGTCATACCGCGAGGCCAACCACGACTATTACCTAGGCCTTCGACTGGGCTACGAGAACGCGCTGCGGATGCTGAACATGGTTGGCCTGATGGACGACGAACACGTGTTCGATGCTCCCAAGCAACAGCAGGAGGGGTAACATGCAACTCACTGACAGGCAGCGCAACCAGATACTCGGCATCCTCGCCGACTGCGACGCCCAAGAGCTTTACTGGCAGGGCCGCTGGGCCGCCGCGCAGATTCCGTCGGTGCGAGCGGTGGCGGCGAAGAAGATCGAGCAGATCAACGCGACCCGCGCCAAGTACGCGCAGTCGCTGGAGGAATGAGCATGAGCGCGAAGGTTGGGACCACCGAGGCATCGCGGCTCGTGGAGCTGCGAGCGCAGTACCTTCAGGACATGGAGACAGCGGAAAAGGAGGCAGATTATAGGTGGTACGCGACCCTGGTACGCGAGGTCAAGCGCATTGACCACAAGTTAGCAGAGTTGGCAAAGTGGGCGCAAGCCGCGTAACGAGTAGAGCCATCGCGGGCTAGGCGATGGCTCCAAATGAGGGGGTTGAGATGCAACACGTCACAGATTATACCACAGAATCCACGGAAGTGCAAGCAGTGCTGGGCTACCTGTCCCAACTGGCAGCCAAGCACCTAGGCAAAGCGGCAAGCGTATCCCACGAGCGACGCCGCGAGCTGCGTCACAACGACAGGCTTGATACCGCGCAGGAGGCCCTTGACGAGATCGACAATGAGATCGAAGCGATGCTTGTGGCGCGGGTGGTCGGATTCACCACCAGCAAGGCGCTTGACTTCATCGACGCGATTGACGCCGCCTACCCCGTCTCCGACGCGCTTATCGTCGCCAATCACGGCAAAGCGCCGGAGTTCGTGAAGACGGTGGCGACGCCGGAACCAGAGCCGGAGCCAGCAGTTGTGACCGCGCCGCGCAGAGAGCCAGACGACATGCGCGGCTACCTGATGATGTAGGGAGGGAGAGAGATGGCTATTCAATTTGTCAAGGCGACCAAGGAGCAGGCCAAGCTCCGCATGGCGCTGGATGGGCCGGCGGGGAGCGGCAAGACCTTTACGGCGCTCACCTTTGCCAAGGCCCTGGCGAACGGCGGCAAAGTGGCCCTGCTCGACACCGAGCGCGGCAGCAGCCGCAAGTACGCCGATCTGCTTGATTTTGATGTGGTAGAGCTGGACGTGTTCAACCCGCAGCTCTACATCGAGGTCATTAAAGCGGCGGAGGCAGCGGCCTACGCCGTGCTGGTGATCGACAGCCTGAGCCACGCTTGGGAGGGGACCGGCGGCGTGCTGGACCTGCACGATCAGGCCACCGTCAAGGAGCCGGGGCGCAACAGCTACACCGCGTGGCGCACGGTGACGCCGATCCACAACAGGCTAGTGGACGCCATGCTGCAAAGCAAGCTCCACATCATCGCCACCATGCGCTCCAAGATGGACTACATCCAGGTCGAGGAGAACGGGCGCAAGCGCATTGAGAAGGTAGGCATGGCGCCTGTCCAACGCTCTGGCATGGAGTACGAGTTTGACATCGTGGGCGACCTGGACACCGCGCATAACATGGCAGTGAGCAAGACGCGCTGTTTTGCTATCGCGGATCAGGTGGTCGCCAAGCCGGGCGCCGAGTGGTTTGCGCAGGTGGCGGCGTGGCTGCAAAGCGGCGAAGCGCCCAAGCCCGCGCCGCAGGCCCAGGCGCCCAAGTCGGAGCCGTCGCTACCGCTCAAGGTGGACGTGGACGCCATCCGCGAGCAAGTCCGGGCCGAGATCGAGCGCCGCGACAATGGCTCGCCGGAACCGGCCAGCATCCAGCAGAAAAGGCTTGTCCGCATCTTTATCCCTGAGGCGACGGGCCGCAAGTCCGAGCCTGATGCTGACCAGGACCGCCACCTGTTCCTGGAGTACCTGACGGGAGAGGCCAGCAGCAAGAACATCACGAAGGGGCAAGCTGGCGCGATCCTTGACCTCCTGGTAGACAAGAACAATATCACCGATGGGCCGAAGGGCAAAGAGTATCACATCAGCGCCGCCGGCCTGCGCATCGTCAACGCGGTGATCGCCGAGGCCATGCGAGCGGCGGGGCAACAGGAGCTTGTCGAGGTCGAGCAGCTTGCCGCCGAGGTTGGCGGGGAGGTGGCGTGATGGCCTGGACGCCGGAAGCCAACAAGGTTGACCAGATGTGCGGGCATTGCGGGGCGCTCGTCAAGGCTGGCGAGGGCCGCTGGTGGGGGACGTGGGGCAAGCGACGCGGCCAGCGGGTGATGTTCACCATGTGCCCCGCGTGCCAGCAGAAGGTGTACGGGAAGCTACTCTAGTGTACCGCGCAGGCGGTGGAGGGAGAGAGATGGGCGACTATAACGAAATGGTGCGCAAGCTGGCGCAAGCTCGCCAGATGGTAGAGATCGCGGAGACCGAGACGGACTGGACCAAGAAAATGATCGCCGAGTCAGAGCTGGGCGTCAAGCTGGCCGAAGAACAAGAGATACTGCGCCTCGCCAAGGCCGATGAGGCCGCCGCCCGCGCTGAACTGTCCCAGGCCGTGCTGGACGCCTATGACGGGGACAAGCGCCCGCATCCGGCGATCACGGTCAAGGACTACACCAGATACAGCTATGACCCCAAGCAGGCCCGGACCTGGGCGATGGAGCACATGCATACCTGCGTCGTGCTAGACACCCGGAAGTTTGAGCAGGGCATCGCCGCGACGGACATACCCGACTTTGTGACCGTTGAGACCGAGCATCGGGTGACCGTGGCCTCGGATCTGTCGCCCTACGTGATCTAGTGTACCGCGCCCCTGGCTGTGGCGCTGATCGCCTTGGCAGGAGATGGGTCACAGTCAGGGGCGACATTAACAACATGGGGATGGTCGCGGCTTGAGAGTCAACCGTGACGAAATGGCCGAGAGTAACCGGGGGTGGTTGCCCGTAGGGTAGGCTTCGAAAGGTCTAACCAACCGTCGGGGGTGGAAGTCCCCCCTTCCCCTGACTAGGACAAGCCTGCGATGCGCTAAGCCCAAGAGTGCCGGTGCTATACGTCCGCCGGCATCTTGGCCGCCAACCGACCTAGACGGGGCGCTGTGGGCAGGCAACCATCGGGCAGCATGGGGAGGAGACATGCACAGCGCGCCCGGCAGGTGGCCGAAATCGGGAGGCGCCGACTGGTCCAAAGCACCGTGATGGAGCGGGTTCGAATCCCGCCCCGATGGAATGGTCTGGCAAGACTGGTGACGGCAGCATCCATCGGGGGCTGGGCGCGGAGGCCCTTGGCGAGAAGACCAGCATCGTTCCGGCGCATGGGGTTCACCCTTTGCGACGGCGCAGGTTGGATGTGCAACAGGTTCAACTCCTGACCGATGGAATGGCTTCACAGAACGCGCCCCCTGCTGGGCGAACACATGGATTGCGCTACCACGCCCAGCAGGGGCGACAATTCGAGGAGAGATGACAATAGATGAGTGTGTCAAAGGGAACGCGGTTTGATGTTTTCAAGCGAGACGGGTTTACCTGCCAGTATTGCGGGCGTAGGCCACCAGAAGTAGTGCTGGAAGTCGATCATATCCATCCGCGAGCCAAGGGCGGCGATGATGACCAGATGAACCTTGTTACGTCTTGTGCCGACTGCAATCGAGGCAAATCAGCGAAGGCGCTTGGTGAGTATGTGCCGCGTCCCGATGCAGACCTGGCCTGGCTGGAAATGCAGCAGGAGCTGGCTGAGTTGAAGCGGTATAACGAGGCGAAGGCCACCCGCGATGAGCTGCTAGAAGCGACTTATGATTTGCTTATGGCGCACTGGCAGCGAAGCATCCGCAACAGCTATTACTCTCCAGACGAGAGTATGCTGCGCTACTGGATTCGAGAGTTTGGCCCCGATGAGGTTGAGTATGCCGTGGATGTGGTGGCGATGAAGTTTGAACAAAGACACTTTGAGTCCCGCGACCATCTTATGCGATATGTGGGCGGCATCTTGTGGAAGCGACGCAAGGGAGACGCCGAATGAAACCACGCATCATAGACCCTTCATTTTGGGAAGACCTGGACGTTATCAAACTGAGCCGCGACGAGCGCCTATTGATGACCGCGATGATCACGGCGGGCGCCGATGACCACGGCAGGCTCAAGGCCAACGGCGCGTATCTCAAGCGCCTCGCCTTTGCCTTTGACGATGACCTGACCGTAGCCGATACCGACCGCATGATCCTGCACATCGGACAGTGCTGCAAGAATGTGCAGCTCTACGAGGTGAACGGCGAGCGCTACGCTTACTTTACCAATTGGCTTAAGTACCAGGGCATCAAGTACCAATCCAAATCTGTTATCCCTGAGCCTGTTTTGACCGACCATCGCCAAAGTTTTCCAACTGTGGAAAACTTTGGCGAATCTGAGGAAATATTTTCAAATCCGCCTCCTGGTAGGGTAGGGTTGGGTAGTGTTGAGTTGAGCAGGGTTGGGTTGGGTGGGGATAACGGCGCTGACGCGCCGGGCGATGATTCGCCCGCGCCCGAAGCGCCCAAACCCGTCAAGCGGGCCAATCCCAGGAGCGACCCGCGCAGCAAAACGCCCGCGATTCAGGCGGCGAAACCGATCAACAATGGCCGATATCCGCCAGTGGCGCTTTACGGTCTGATTCTGGACGCATTGGGGGATGCGCCGGACCTTGCGAGAATGACGGAGTGTAGGCAAGCGTGGTTGGCGCGCGGGTACAACCCGAACGCCTGGACGTGGCTGCTGGAATGGTACAGGGACGGTATCCCCAAGAACGGCAAGGCACGGGCCAGTCCAGACACGCGGGCCAGGTCGGTGATTGACGAGTGGGTGAAGGAGCAGGAGCAGGAGGGAACATGAAGGCCAACGACATAGCGACGCTTTGTAGGGTAGCCTATGCCCAGTATCCCGAAAAGGTGACAAAAGATCTGCTGGCCTTGTGGCAATCCGCGCTGTCCGATATGCCCTACGAGCTGGCCCAGCGCGCCGTGGCGATGGTGGTCTGCGAGTCGCCCTACCCACCAAAAATCTCAGACATTCGGGCTGCGGCGGTGAAATTGACGGGCGCGGTGCCCAGCATGACGGCTGACGAGGGCTGGCGGTTGGTGGTTCAGGCGGCACGGAACGCGGCCTATCACGCACAAGACGAGTTTGACCGCCTGCCCGTTGAGGTGCAGGCGGCGCTGGGATCGGCCTCCGCGCTGCGCGACCTGGCGTTGGTGCCGGAGAGCGAGCTAGGCAACGAGCGTGCGCGTTGGCGCATGGGCTGGGAGGCGCGGCAAGAGCGAGCGCAATACATGGCCGCGCTGCCAGTGGGGATACGGGCCGAGCTAGAGGGCGTGGCCGAGCGATTGGCGCTATCTGAGCCGCGCGTGGAGGTGATCGGTGGCTAGGGTGATCAGCTACCAGGAAGCGCTGGACTACATCCGCAACGCTCGATTCACCGAAGGCGAGTTGATACGGCTGAACGCTGGCAGGGAGAGCCGCAACGAGTACGCGATAGGCGAGGGCTGCTGTCAGATGTGCGGGTTCCCGCTGCGCGATGGTGGCGGATGGTTGACGGTGAACGTGCTGCCAGAGCATCCGCTGTTTGGGGCGCTGGTGAAATGCCCGGCATGTCACAACACATGACCTACGCCGCGTATTCGCCGAGCGCGACGGAAGCGCAAGTGCGGACTGCGTTTGCGGCAAAGTACGGGTGCGAGCCGCTGAAGGTGTGGCGGCATAACATAGTGTTGGCGGGACCGATACCAGAACAGGGGAGGGAAACATGCACGTCAGTTGTACGGTAGTGGGGTACGTCGGAAAAGATAGCGAATCTAGGTTTACGCCGAGCGGCAAGCGGGTGACGAGCTTCTCGGTCGCCACGAGCCGCAAGTGGAAGGACGCCAGCGGCGAACAGCGCGAGGCGACGGTGTGGTGGCGCATCACGACTTGGGAGAAGCTGGCCGAGATATGCGCCGAGTACGTGCGCAAAGGGATGCTGGTGCTGGTGGACGGCGACCAGGTAGAAGCCCACGCCTACGCGGACAAGTCCGGCGAGCCGGCGGCGTCGCTGGAGCTGCGCGCTAACACCGTGCGGTTTTTGAGCAAGCGCGGGGATGGTGAGCAGGCGCCGGAGCCGGAGAACGACGTCCCGTTTTGACCGTAGCGAGCATGGCGGGGGTGCGCGTGGCCCCCGCCGAGGAGGGGTGAGAGATGACGGTTAGCATAGATCGCATCAAAGAAGAGCTGGGCTATTTCGATAATAGGAGCGAGGCGGAAAAAGTTCTCGACAACGAACGCGACGACTTTTGGCAGACCGCGTTGCGCGAGCTTCTCGCCTACCGCGAGGGCTGCGATCCGGCGGAGCGGCTGCCGGATTATGACGTGCCGGTGCGAATTCAGTGGGAGTGGGAGGGCACGCGATGCCAGACCATCGCCACCCGCACGATCTATGAGGGCGTGGAGATATGGCTGCCCACCAACACCGGCTGCAACTATGTGCCAGTAGAGCTGGTGTTTAGGTGGCATCCGCTGCCAGGGGGCGAGTGACATGGAACGCCCGAACATCATAGCACTGTGGATTCGCATTTTGGCAGGGGCGGTAACATGTGGCAGTTGGCGTAAGCCGTGGCTTTGGGAGATGTTGCGAGACGAGCTGCGGGAGGCGTGGGTGATCTGGAGGGGGTGGGGCGATGGAGCTGGCTGGTCTATGCGTTTATCGCTGCCCTGGCGGTGTTGTGGCTGCTGCCCAACTTGCCGCCTGTCGCCGGGTTCTCGACCCACACCATCCTCAAGCATGGCACGGAAGCGGAGAACGCCGTGTGGGAGTGGCAGAACGGCGCGTGTGTAGCGGTCGGTCTATCGCAGCATGGATTGGAAGCGGTGGCTGTTGGTGGTGGGGTTTGGGCCGTATCGCTACGGGATCATTCTGAGCGCGGCTGGCGAGGTGATAACGGGCTACATGGAGACAGCGGAATACTGGGCGCGTAAGGCCGAGGGGTGGCGCGAGGTGGCAACGGTTGGGCATTGTAGGTAGAGGGAGGTCCGCGATGGGCGACATTCAGGAGATGGAGCGCGAGGTGGAACGCGCCGAGGCTAGGCGCAAGGTGATAGACATGCGCTGGCAAAAGGGCGAGGCGACTGATGAAGAGTTCCAGCGGGCCGAGCATGAGGTATACGTGCTATGGCGCGAGTTGGAAGACGCCAAGAAGGCCGCCACGCCGCATCTGTGCTGGGCGGAAATCTTGCTGATTGTGGTGATCGTGTACCTGATCGCGTGGGGAGGTGGGCGATGAACGAGTTGCGAGAGTTGGATGGCAAGGTACGCGAGGCTCTGTATCCTGGCGTGACGCTGGCGGTGCGTGGTGGCGGTCTTGTGCCGACGCACTGGGTGGATGCTGGCAGGATGATTGAGATTCCATACTAAACCACCGACATCGGCGCGTGGGGGTCGGTGGAGGTTCTCAAGCCGGATTGGAGATGGACGGAGTACGACGCGCTGCCGGTGCCACAGATACCGAGTGAGGTGTGTGTTTTGCTGATAACGGGCGACGACAAAGTGCATGTTTCCTACGTGCAAGAATCAGAGGCGACTGGCCTCGCGGCGCGTGCCCTGGGCCGTGCGCGGTGCGTGGTAGCCTGGGCGAAGGGGGCGCAGCGATGAACGAGCAAGAACTGCGCGAGCTGGACGCGAAGGTGCTGCTGTATCCGAACGACCGTATTCTTGGACTCGCCTTGTACGACACGCCGTGCGCGTGCGGGTTCTTGCCTCGCTACACCACCGACATTGGCGCGTGGGAGTCGGTGTACGCGCTTAAGCCGGAGTGGAGGTGGAGCCAGGATGATGGCCTCGGCGTGTTGACAGTGCTAAGCACCGAGCCGGGGGTAAGGCCGTTTGTGTCGGTTGTTGAGGACTTTGACGCTACGGGCCTCGCCGCCTATGCGCTTGGTCGCTCTCGCTGCGTGTTGGCCTGGGCGGAGGTGCAGCGATGACCGTCTGGGCATGGCTGGCGCTGACCTTTGTCGTCTTCGTGATGGTGTCCGTGGTCGTGGCCGCCGCGATGGTGTCGAGCGAGATGGGACGCCGGGAACGGGCGCACTGGGGGGAGGAGGTGGAGCGATGGCAACCTGGGATAGAACGACGGGCAGGTTCGTTTATTGGGAGCCGGAGGACGCGGCCGAGAATCCGGGCTGGAAACGCATCGACTGCGGGTGCTGCAACGGGCTAGAGTGGGGCGGCGAGGAGCCGCTAGAGTGCGACAGGTGCGTCGGCAACGGCATCCTGTTCTGGCATGTCCAGTCTGGCGTGGTGGCGAAGTGGGTCGGCGGGCCAATCGTAGAGCGGTTGCCGAAGTCGGCGTGGGGCAATCCAAGCTATCAGATTCACGCATACTAGGGGGAGGATAGATGATGAGTGACAACTGGATTAGCGTCAACAATCGGCTTCCACAGGCAGGGCAGGCCGTGTTGGTGTGGGTAGACGGCGGATACGGCGTGGACATTGGGCACATCTGTGAGTACAAAGACTATCTTGCCTGGATTATTGATGGCTACGACCGCTGGGACGATCTGGTGACGCACTGGCAGCCGTTGCCGAGCAAGCCGAAGGGGGCGCAAGGTGGATGACTTGTTGATCCTGCTGATTTGGGTGGCTGGGGTGACGCTGGGCCTGGTGGCGCTGGACGTGATTGTGCGGACGCTAAGGGAGTAGGGAGATGGGCTGGGCGATTCTGTACGTGGTAGGGTGCGCGGTCTGCTTTATGATCGGCCAGTGGCTGAGTGACTTGTTCACTGCTTCGGGTGGGCAGATGGAACATCCGGCGTTCTGGTTCTTCGTGGCGCTGGCGGTGTTTCTGCTCGCGTCGGTCTATGTGCTGGGCGGGCTGCTAGGCGGGGTGTAGGAGGGGACTATGACGGCGATGATGATGGTAGTAGGGACGCGAGTGCTGCCGATGGAGCTGGTGTTCTATTGCGCGATGTTCCTGGTGGGCGCGCTGGTCGCGCTTGCGCTGGCGCAGAAGGGCGGGCACGGTGAATGAGCCTACGGTGGAGAGCCGCGTCACTGTGCCTGCGCTGCAATCGCTCATCACGGGCCTTGCGGTGTGTGTGGCTATGGGCATCGCCGTCCTGTCAGGCCAGCAGGTGTTTGTCGGCCAGATCAACTGGCTTGCGACTGGGCTGGTAGGCGTAGCTTGTGGCGTGGGCGGGTTCCTGGCCGTATGGGTGCCGATGATGGCCGCCACCTGGCCGCGCCGCGTGGTCATGCCGCCGGAGCGCATGGTGTTCAACGCCGAGATCGCCGCCGTGCCGCTGTCCTTCGATGCGCGGGATGCGCGGCGGTTCGTAAACGATGCGCTGCTGGTTATCAATGGGCAGTGGATGGACAAGGGCGGCGGTGCCTCGGTGCGGGCGATGGAGGCGAAGGGCTGGTCACGCGAGCGGTGGAACGCCGCCGTGGGCTGGCTGATGGACAACGGCCTGCTGCGGTGGCGCAACGAGGCAGAGCATCGCGCGGGGCTGGAATGGGACTTTGAGCGGCTAGACCGATTCATGGAGGTGTGAACTGTGGGTGACAATCTGTGCGAGTGTGAGTGTGTGTCTGGACAGTCCCCTGCGCAAGAGGCACAGGGCCAGCAGGGGGTGGGGGGGCGGCGCGTGGCTTGTGAGGTGTATTCGAGGGTCGTGGGCTATTACCGCCCCATCCGCGCATGGAACAAGGGCGCGCAGCAGCAGCACAGCGAGCGGCGGATGTACGACGTGCCGCCGGAGACGCGTCGTGGCTGAGCTGACCCTCGCCGTGCTGATGGCGATGACGCGAGAGGCGGCGGTGGGGATGGCCCTGCCGCCTGACCTCTATTGTCGGCTGGTGCAGGCCGAAAGCGACTGGGACGTGTTGGCGCGTAACGGCAACTGCTACCGCTTGGCGCAGATCAACCGCGACGCGTGGGAGTGGTGGCCTGAAGACCCCTACGACCCGAAGACCAACCTGGGCAAGGGGGCGTGGATACTTGCCTTCAACGTCAACTATCGCCTGGAGCGCGGCGACGTGGGCCGCGAGGCGATGCTGCGAGCGGTGGCGAGTTACACGCTGGGGCACGCAGCGGTGAACCGGCTGATCCGCAAGCACGGCGACGGGTGGCGGGATGCGCTGTCGCCGGAAGTGGCGCGGTATGTGCGGGATGTCGTGGGGGATTATGGCTTGCCGAAGGAGCGACGGTATGAGCCAGAGTGAACACAGCGCGAGCGAGGCGCACCAGTATGCAGCCTATGTAGAAGAATACGAGCGATGGGCCAGGTTAGCGTATGTTTCGGGTGAGCCAATAGGGATGTGGCAGCAGCGAGCAGAACGCGGCTCGATTGGAGTACACGCCATGTACGAGATGGTTCTGTCTGGTGTGGAATGGGAGAGGGGATCGCTGTCTATCAAGTGCCTGAACAATGTGCCGTTGGATATTGCTATGATGGCCGCGCAGTACCAACACAGAATTGGGGCACTATGAGCCAAAGTGAGCTAGAGGCCGAGTTCGAGCGGCTGCTGCGCATCTATGGCGTGCCGGGCTACGAGCGCGAATGGCGGTTCGCCGCGCCGGATCGCCAGTGGCGCTTCGATTTTGCGTGGCCGGACATCCGCTGCGCCTGCGAGATTGATGGCGGCCAGTGGGTGGCGCGGGGCGGCAGGCACAACACGGATGCGGACAGGTGGAAGCTGAATTATGCAGCGGCAAGGGACTGGGTCGTCCTTCGTTTTTCTAGAGCAATGCTTGGCGAGCCGGACAGGTGCATAGATCTGGTAAAAAGGGCATTGAAAGCAAGAGGGCGAGACAATGAGACGGTGTGAGAATTGTGGCAAGGATCTTGGCGAAAGGCAGAGCCGTTTCTGTTCCGCATCCTGTTTCAGGGATAGTCAACGTAACGCGGCCTGGGAGGTGGATTGGGGGAATAAGAGCAATACGGGGACATATGTAATGGCTAGAAATCCGAACTCGCATTTGCCTGTTGCAAGGGAATGGCACATGACTTCTACCGCTACCCTGCGGCGAGCCGGTGTGGTTACTCCTACATATCGCGCAGATAGTTGGGAGGTGGATTGGGGGAAAAGGGATGGCAAGCATGTGTGGGCGCGGAATCCTGCAAGCAAGATGCCTGCTGCTAGAGACTGGCACTGGATAGATCATCATACATTGGATCGGGCTGAGATAAAGTGGAAACCATATCGGCAGAATGACGGCAGACATATTAACAACAGCGGGTACGTTGTGCTTACAAGGCGCGGAATGTCAGAAGCCGATATTGCATTGGCCGAAAAGCACGGGCTGTTCAAGGGAAGCAGAAAGGCTGTGGTTTGGGAGCATCAGTTGGTGGCAGCCAGAAAATATGGGACGCTGCCGCCTGACAGTGTTGTAAGGCACATGAACGGCATAAAGACAGACAATAGCCCTGAGAATCTGGTATTAGGCACAACGCAAGAAAACACGATGGACCACAATACTGCGCGGCTGGCCGCGATGTATTGGCGGGAGCGGTACGATACGCTACGCAGAGCCGTCGAGCAGGGGCTAAAAGAACCAGACGGGCTAACGGGTGCGCTAAGGAGGGCGCTGGATGGGGAAAACAGCGAGTAGGCGTGTGCTGCGTTTCTCCGGCGCGATGCTGAAAGAGCCGGACAGGGTGATGGCGTTGGTGTGGAGATTATTGGAGGGAGGGAGCGATGGACCTGTTGGGTGAGTTGCTGGTTCGCCTGGGCGCGTGTGTCCAGGACTTGCAGGAGGTCGAGAAGTACTATCAGATTCGCGGCGCGCTGGGCGAGATAATGGGGGTACGTGCCCTCGATGAGGAAGGGATCGCCAGAGAGTTGAGGGCGGCGCGGGGTTTTGTGGATGCCGCGATAGTGCGAGTCCACGAAGCCGAGCGGTTTGCCGCCTGGGAAGACTGCAGGAGGGAAGCGAATGAGTGATGACCCGCTGGGTGATGCGATTCGTGCTATTCGTGCCGACAAACATCCAGGCGACTATGCGGCGTACATCCAGAAGGTTGGGCGCGAGATGGATGCCTTCGAGGAGCGATGCCGCCCGGCACTTGCGGAGATGGCGCGGATTCTCGCGGACATGATGGCAGAGCTAAACGAGGCGGAGGAGGGGAGCGATGCTAACTGACGAGCGTTTGGCCGAGATCGAGGCGCGCCGCAACGCGGCGACGCCGGGGCCGTGGGAGCAGGTCAATAAGTCTGTGCGCGTGATGGGCACGGCGACCACGTATGCACCAAACGCCTATGAGGGCGGTATCTGTAACTGTCTTGGTGCCCAGCGCCTTTATCGCGATAAGGTCATTGATGACCGTGCGATGGCAAACGCAGCCTTTATCGCCCACGCGCCGGACGACGTGGCGGACCTGCTGGCCGAAGTCCGGCGGCTGCGAGAGATGCTGGACGTGCTCAAGCCCGGCGTCTATACAGAGGGCTGGGAGCTAGTGAGACCGAATGGGACAAGCGCAACGCCTGACAAGTGGCGACGCGTAGGAGGGGAGCGATGGACAGGGTGAGCAACGATGACATTTCCATGCTGATTGACCGCGCCGAGCGGTACATGATGCGCGAATGGACGGACGAGCCAGATGAGGCGTGCAGGGCTGCGGAGCTTACGACCCGCGCTTTGATCGAGCTGCAAGAGCGGCGCGCGGCGTCGAGGGCCGCGGCGTGTGGCGTGGTACGTCTGCGCAAGCGCCCGCGCTGGCTGCGGGATCTGCTGGACGGGTGGGAGCGGTCGGCGTTCATGTTACAGGCCAACGGAGAGGCGTCTACTGCCGAAACGATGCGAGCGATGGCTGGCGCACTACGGCTCGTGCACAACAGTAGGGAGCGCAGGCCGCGCAAGTGGGCGCGGCGCGTCAAGCGGCTGCGCGACGAGGTGCGGACGCTGTTCGGGGCGGTGAGCGACCTGACGATGCGCGTCTATGACGTGGAGCAGCAGGTGTACGACATGAGGAGGGAGGCGCGGGGTGATTAGCACGAAGATGGGTTTGCACATCCAGGGTGGCACCAGCGTGCCGCTCGTCTCGCCGACGGGCGTCAAGCCAGCGGTGGTCAAGTTGGTGGACTGCTCGTCGACGTATGTGGCGCAGGTGCGGGAGCAGGTGGGGCCAGATTGCCTGATTGTGGTGCGGTGGACAGAGGCAGAGCAACCGCTGGATGATCCTGTGGGCGCGGCGCGTGATTGGGGGGCACGCCACGGACGGCAGATGGACAATATGGCCAGGCTGGGGCCGATAGCATATGAGGGCTACAACGAGATACCAAACTCGTTGGCCGAGGCACATTGTCTGTTTGAGGAGCACCGGCTGGTATCGACACACACCATAGGTTATCGGTCTGTAGTCGGCAACTTCTCTGTCGGAACGCCGGGCGAGTACACGATCCGCAAGTACGCAACCATGTTTGCGACGATGTGGCCGGACGACCTCGTTGGCTGGCACTGCTACGCCGGGGCCTACAAGCACATCACGAATCCCTGGCATACCCACCGCTGGACGCTGCCAGCGTTCGCGCCGTACCTGGAAGGCAAGCGCATTTTGGTGACAGAGTGCGGGGCCGACTTTGTGAAGGACGACAATCTGCCAGAGAGCGAGTGGGGCGCGCCCGGCTGGAAGGCGATGGGCCTGAGCGCCGATGAATATCTGGATTGGCTGCGACGGTTCGGCGAGTTGTACGCTGGGATGCCGCAAGTGGTGGGTGCGTGTGTGTTCGGCGTCGGCGGGTTCGGCTGGGACGCGTTTGACGTGACGGACCTGTGGCCGCGTGTGGTGGCCGAGTACGCGGAGCCAGTCGCGCCGGAGCCGGTGGGCGCGTGGGTGCAAAGGTCGCAGCGAGAGCACGACCTGGGCGACGAGCTATTGCGGATTACGATAGAGAGGTGGGAGGCATGAGCGACGCAGATGCCAAGCTGGTTGAAGTCGCGGACGCGATCCGTGCAACTTTGTTACAACTGGTGGAACCCTGGAAAGACGCGGCCCGTGTCCTAGAGCGCGTGGCTCGGAGGATAGAATACAACCATCGCGTGGCCGACCTGTTGCCGTGGCCGAAGTATGAGCGACGCAGCCGCCGCAACGCGAGCTGGTGGCGCGGGCGCAAGATGAGCGAGGGGATGCGGAGGGCGGGGCTATGAGCGGCGGGTTCTACGTGAGCTGGCAAGCGGTGGCGACGTGGGTGTTCGTCTATCTGCCCGCGCTGCTGGGCTACTACGTGCTGCTGTGGTCGGTGGTGGTGGCTATCGGGAGGCGCAAGCGTGGCGTGTGAGCTGGTGCGCAAGGCGTGGAGGGAGGTGTCTATGGCCGATGGGTTGGGTGACCTGTTTCTTGCGCTGCTAGACCAGGACGACGCGCAGGCGATCATCAAAGAGCGGTGTCACAGGCGCGGTGGGGTGTATGTGACCACGGTGGCGCTCGCGCTGGAGGACATCGAGCGCGTGCCGTATCGCAAGCGCATCCCGACGTATGCGGGGCGGCTGGCAATGTCGGCGATGAATGGGGTGGTGCGCTTTCGGATTGTGAGGTGAGGTAGTGCAGCTGAGCATCGGTGAGGCCGTGGATTTGCGCGACGCGTTGACCGAGTTGACGGACAAGCAAAAGACGGCGATCCATCTGTATGCGCAGGGGTACACGCAGCAAGAGATAGCGGCAAAGGACGGGGTGCAGCGGTCGGCGATATGTCGGCGGTTGAGCAGGGCAGTTAGACGGATTCGAGTGACTATAGGCGTGGGGATGTAAACATTCCCGCGCCTTTTTGTTACGTTATAGATAGAGGGCAAAGTATGCCGCCATTTCAGCGCACTTGCATTGTTTGTGGTGGGCCTATCGGCTCAAGGTGGCTGTGCCTAAAGTGCGAGCGAGCCTATAGCTTGGATGTGCCGTTCCGCGACTGGCCTGGCTGGGCCAAGATGCTCGTGCGCCTGTGTTGGCGCGAACGCCGCGCCGAGTTGCGGCGGCTGCGCTACGAGGCGGATGTGCCGATTGCGATGGTGGTCGTGCGCGTGGACATCCACGGCGAGAGAGAGGGCGGGTAGTGGATAGCGTGACCTTCGAGGCGGCATTCCCGCCGATCCAGAGCGCCATCAAGGTGTACGGCGACCGCCAGGGGATGCGCATCCAGCTCGACATACCAGAGAGCGAGATGGCCGAGGCGATTGGGCTGCTGGCGTGGCGAGAACAGATACTTGTGGTGACAGTGAGACCTGATAGCAGGGAATACCAGGATGACAGAGCGTGATGCTAAGGGCAGATTTGTCAAAGGCCAGTCGGGGAATCCTGCCGGGCGTGGCAAGGCTGCAACGGCAAAGGAATACATGGAGGTCATCGCGGGGTGCGTCTCTGCTGCCGATGTGCGCGAGATTGTCGAAAGGGCTAAGCGCGATGCCAAGCGCGGCAACGACAGGGCGCGCCGCTGGCTGTTTGACTATCTGATCGGTAAGCCTGTTGAGCGTGTGGAAATGAGCGGCGCAGATGGCGCGGCAATCCGTGTCGAGTGGGTCAATGACTGGCGAGATTCGGCTGCCTATGCCTCACCTGGGGCAACAGGCAGTGATGCGCCACCCGGCTAGGTTCAAATACTTGGCTGCCGGTCGCCGCTGGCGCAAGACCACGCTGGCGATGATAACGGCAGTCATGGCGGCCCTGGATGGGCGCACGGTGTTTTGGGGCAGCAACACCTACGACCAGAGCCGCATCGGGATGGCGGAGACGCGCAAGGCAACGGGCGCCGTGGCGCAGTTCAACCAGACTCGCATGGAGGCGCTGTTTCCAACGGGTGGCAAGATCGTTTTTCGGTCCCTTGACAATCCAGATAATGCGCGCGGCCACACTGCCGACGGGATCGTGATAGACGAGGCAAGCCTGGTTGTGCCGGAAGCGTGGTACGAGGTGTTGAGGCCCGTGATCTCGGACACCGGCGGCTGGGCGCTGTTCATCGGAACGCCGAAGGGCCGCAACTGGTTCTGGCGCGAGTCGATGGCGGCGGCGGATCATGCGGACACGGCGGCCTGGCAGATACCGACGCTGGGCGTGGAGATTCGGGACGGGCGGCTGTACCGCAAGCCGCACCCGCTAGAGAACCCGGACTTCCTGTTCGCCGAGGCCGAAGCGATGTTTCGCTCCATGCCGGAGCGCACGTTCCGGCAAGAGTTCATGGCCGAGTTCATCGAGGATGCCGGTCTAGTGTTCCGCAACGTGCGAGAGGTGAGTCGGCTGCGGCCAGGCTCGCTGTCCGCAAACCACGCCTACGTCATGGGTGTGGACTGGGCGCGCTCCTATGACTGGACGGTGCTGTCCATCATAGACGCGACGGCGCGGCAACAGGTGGCAATAGACAGGTTCAACCGCATCGACTACCAGTTCCAGCTAGAGCGGCTGAAGGCGCAAGCCGAGATGTGGCGCCCAGGGGTGATCGTGGCCGAGGCCAACGCGATGGGCACGCCGCTCATCGAGCAATTGCAGCGCGATGGGCTGCCGGTGATCGCCTTTACCACGACAGCGCAGAGCAAGGCGCAGATCATCGAGGGCCTGGCGCTCGCCATCGAGCGCGGCGATGTGGCCCTGCTGAATAACGAGACGCAGATCGCCGAGCTGGAGGCATACGACATGGTGCGGCTGCCGGGCGGCAGGTTCCGCTACAGCGCGCCGCAAGGCATGCACGACGACACCGTGATGGCATTGGCACTGGCGTGGGCGGGCGCAAATGAGCCGGCTGCCCCGCCGGAGGGCATATACGTCTATGACGAACGAGTTACAATCAGCCCCTTCTGACATCGACGTGCTGCGCCAGGAGATGGCAAATCTGGCGTGGGACAACGAGGTGCTGCGCGAGACCCTGACCGCGCTGGAGTACCAGCTCGACAACGAGGGCTGGACCACCGTCTCGCAGTCGCTGGATAGCGAGTTTTCACGCGACGCGCTGCGCAAGATCAACGCGCTGGTCAGGCTCTACTGGCTCAAGAACCCGCTCATCCAGCGCGGGGTGAACGTGCAGAGCTATTACGTCTTCGGCCAGGGCGTCGAGATCGCGGCTGACGACCAGGACGTCAACGACGCCGTGCAATACTTCTTGGACGACGCCAAGAACCAGACCGAGCTGACATCGCAGCAGGCGCTGATGATGAAGGAGACCGAGCTGACGCTGTTCGGCAACGTGTACTTTGTCTTCTTCGTCAAAAGCGGGCGCGTGCGCATCCGCACCATCCCAGAGACCGAGATCGACGACATCGTGACCAACCCCGAAGACGCCAAGGACCCCTGGTGGTACAAGCGCGTCTACTCGGTGCGCCAGGACGACGGGCGGTATGCGCCCAAGACCGTCTACTACAAGGACTGGCGCTACACGGGCCGCGATAAGCCGACCGATGGCGAGATCGCCGCCGAGCCGGTGTATCACGTCAAGGTCGGCGGGCTATCTGACATGCGCTTTGGTGTGTCAGAGGTGTACGCGGCGGTGGATTGGGCCAAGGCGTACAAGTCGTTCCTTGAGGACTGGGCGACCATCGTTCGGGCCTACAGCCGCTTTGCCTGGAACCTGACCGTGCCCACGAAGGCCGGCATCGCCACGGCGAAAGCCAAGCTCGCCACCACGATCAGCACGGGCGGCGCAAGCGAGACCAACCCGCCGCCTGTGACCGGCTCGACCTTCATCGGACAGGGCGACGTGAGCATGCAGCCGATCCGCACGGCGGGCGCGACCACCTCGGCGGAGGACGGGCGCCGCCTGCTGCTGATGGTAGCGAGCAGCATGGGCATCCCGGAGTCGTTCTTCGGCGATGTGAGCGTTGGCACGCTGGCGACGGCTCGCAGCCTGGACAGGCCCACCGAGCTGAAGTTTGTGTCGCGGCAGTCGCTTTGGGGCGACGTGCTACAAGACATCTGTGACTATGTGGTGCTGCAGGCGGTCAGGGCGCGCATCCTGCCCGGCACGATCGAGGAGCAAGACGACGGCACGCCGCTGGTCACGCTGCCCGCCGGCGAGGACGGCGAGGAGCGCGACGCCACCGTGTCCATCACGTTCCCGCCGATCCTGGAGCATGACGTGGCGGCCACGGTGGAGAGCATCGTCAAGGCGGCCACGCTGGGTGGCTCGCCGATGGCGGACACGATCGACCCGATGACGATCAGCCGCCTGCTGCTGACGGCGCTGGGCGTGGAGGACGTGGATGCGGTGATGGAGACCATCTATCCTATTGACCCGGAGACGGGCGAGCCGACGCTGCCGGAGCCAGAGCCTGAGCCGCCGATGGTGGGCGAGGAGCCGGAGGGCGAGGAGCCTGCGCCGTTCGGTGGCGATGAGGCGGTGGTGGTGGCCGCGCGACGATTCAGACAGGAGATAGAGCAGCTTGTTGGCGCTTGACCTGCTCAACGCGACTGATGCTTTTTTGGGCGAGGCGTCTATCACGCGCCGCGACCGTGAGCTGGCGCACATGCGCGCGCGGCTGATCCGCTCGTTGCAAACGGCGTTCTACGCGCAGGGCGACGCGTTCGTGGGCAAGTTGCAGCCGACGCTGCCAGGGTGGGAGCGCCTCTTCGACCAGGCGGCAGAGCAGACCGAAGCGCTGTTTGTTGACCCGATTGTGCAGGCGATCAAGTTTGCCTTGACCGTGGGCGGTGACGCCATGTGGCGGGCGATGCAGATCGTGGGGTCGTTCGACCTGGCTAACCCGCTGGCCGTGCGGTACGTGGCCGAGCATGGCGCGGATATGGTGGCCGGGGTGAACAACACCACGAAGGGCTATCTGCGCACGGTGATCCAGAACGGCGTGGACGAGGGCTGGAGCTATGACCGCATCGCCAAGGCCATCACGGACCGTTACGAGGAGTTTGCCGTTGGCAAGCCGCAACTGCACATCGACAGCCGCGCGCACGGCATAGCGGTGACGGAGATGGGCAACGCCTACGAGGCCGGCAGCCGCATCGTGGCCGATAGCCTGGGCGCGTATGGGCTAGATATGGAAAAGAGCTGGTTGACCGTGGGCGATGGGCGGGTGTGTTCGGAGCAGTGTGAGGTGAACCAGGCGCAGGGCTGGATACCGATGGCCGAGCCGTTCGAGTCGGGGCATCAGCAGCCGCTAGCTCACCCGTATTGCCGCTGCACCGCATTGTACAGGCGCAGGCCGGGGGCAAGTCGCTAGATGAGGTTCATTATCCAGCGCGCGTCTGAGTTTGATACGAAGACCGCCAAGACACCAGCTGAGGGGGCGTTTCTTGTGGGCGACAGCATCAGGGGCACTAGGGTCTATGCGATTGACATAGCGGACCTGTCCGCGCTTCTGGACCTGGGCCGCATCGTTGTAGATGGTCAAGATGACGGGCTTCCTGTAATCACCATATACGACGATTGGCTAGAGTGAGGAGGGCGAGTCGTGGCTAAGTACAGAGGGCACAATGGGACAATGGACATGACGGGCGCGTTCGGCCTTGACGAGCCTGCGGGCGAGCCTACTGGATATGTGATACGCGCGATTTATTTGGGAGACGCAAGGCACGAGTTGACGCCGCCCATTGTTATCTCAAAGGCGACCCTGGAGGCTGCAATAGCGGATTTGACAGGGCAGACTGTGGAGTACGAGTTCTCGGAGAGCGCGCCGTGACCGAGCAACCTAACGACCTCCGCGAGTTCCTGCTGGTGCTGCGCCGGGCGCTGCTGATGCTGGTGCACTGGATCAATCGCAAGTACGACCTACAGTGAGAGGATAAGGCCGCCTAGTTAGGCGACAATCGAATACCGGCTCGCGGGACGCAAGTCCCCCCAGCCCCTTTACAGAGCGCGCGCGCAAGCCCCCGCTCGGTGAAGGGGCTTTTGTTTTGGAGACCGAGATGCCCTGGGACGTGGGCGACGTTGACAAGTTCAAGCGGGGACTGAGCGACAAACAGAAGCG